CCACACCCACACCCACACCTGCGCCTGTACCTATTGCACCAACATATACACCTGCACAACAACAAGCAGTGCCTACATTTACACCTGAACAGATGAAGGACGTTACATATCCCGGTGTATTACAAACACCAGAGGCTGCTCCAAAACTTGTAGATATTATTAATCCAACAACAGGTGAGAAAAGAACAATAACTTATATTCCCGGTGTAACAGAAATACCAGAAGGTTTTGTGTTGGCTAGTGAGTATGATGCACCTGATGCACAAGCAACATCTGTAACACCTACCGTTGGTCAGACAAGTGTAAGAAAAGACGATGATGATGGTTTGTCTGATAAAACAAAAGCAGATATACAAAGATATAATGATGCAGATTTTTACAGGGATATGTTAGGGCTTACTGATGCAAAACCTTTTTCAGATGTTTTAGGTGATGACGTACCGGGAACTATTACAGCAACAGGTTACATCATAGGTGACAATGGAGAACGTATAGACCCCATAACTTTAGAGCCTGTATTTTTTGGTAAAGAAGGGATTAAATATGCATTAAATCCTGATGACAAACCCCCTTTAAATATTGATTTAGAAGGCGGTATAAATAGAAAGATTCAAAGTCTTAAAGATTTTAGAGATGAAAGTAGTCGTTTAAAAAGAGAAAACCAAACTAAAGAGGCATTTGATGAATATGAGAAGAGTGTTGATTTTAAAAATACTAAAAAAGATATAGACGCGCAAAAGGCTTTGAAAGATAAAAAAGAAGCAGACACAAAGAAACTACAGCAAGAACTTAGTAAAAAAACAGAAGATAAATTTAAACAAACAATAGCAAAAGAGAAAAAAGAAAAAGAAGACAAACCTAAAAAAGCACCGGGTGTAGGCAGTATAAAAAGAGAAAAACAGTCTGCACAAAACTTTAAAGATTACTTTGGACTTAATGAAGGCGGTTTAGCATCCAGACCTAAACCAAAGCCTAAACAGATGAGGTCAGGTGGATTAGCCTCTAAAAATTAATCCACATTAACTGGCTACCTAACTCCCCACCCCAACGTGGCTACGGTTAGCCCCAGCATAGGAGACATTATATGTCTGACACAATCATGGCTGAAGAAATGCAGTCACAAAAGAAAACAGCATTTGTATCTAAACCTTATTCACAAGAGGAACGTATAAAGCGTGACGAAGAAGAACTAGAGCAGATGATGAAAGAGCAGAAGGGTGAAGTAGAACCTGAAGAAGCAGAACCTACTAACGCAGAAGAAAAAACTTTTAAGAAAAGATATTCTGATTTACGTAGGCATCAGCAAAAACAAGCTGAAGAATTTAAAACAGAACTAGAAAATATAAAACGACAGTTATCTGAAGCTACTAAAAAAGAGATGCAGTTACCCAAGTCTGATGAAGACATTGAAGCGTGGGCATCTCAGTACCCTGATGTAGCTGCAATAGTAGAAACAATTGCTATGAAGAAAGCTAGAGAACAATCTAGTGACTTAGAAGAAAGAATGAAAGCAATTGATGAGATGCAAACTTCTGCTACAAAAGAAAAAGCAGAGGTAGAACTAATGAGATTACATCCTGACTTTGGTGAGATTAGAGACAGTGATGACTTTCACGAGTGGGCTGAAGAACAACCTAAATGGATTCAAGAGGCTCTATATGATAATGACAACGATGCAAGGTCTGCCGCACGAGCAATTGACTTATACAAGTCAGATAGAAATATTAGCAAGGCAAAACCAAGCAAGAATGCTAAAGGTGCTGCTGAAGCTATTAATACGAAGAATACAAGGTCTAAGCCACAAGAGAATGAGGCTTCTACCTATCTAAGAGAATCTCAAGTTCAAAAGATGTCACCTCAAGAATATGAGAAGATGTCTGACGAAATCATGGAAGCTATCCGTAGTGGAAAGTTTATCTATGATGTATCTGGTTCAGCCAGATAAAAAGGTGTTGACAAATAGTTTTACATGAGTATAACTATAGACACTTATAGTGCATATGGAATAGCTATCTGTATGCACTAAATCAGCAAACGAACAACGTCTTCGGATTACCTGATGAATTTGGCCTGTTGAAAGTTTAGGCGGCCACCTTAACTAGAAACACACCCATTGAAATCAGCCTCTAATAAGTCTTGTGAGTTTGTATCTGTAACAATGCTAATAACTTAGGAGAACATATCATGGCATTTACATCCGCAGCCGGGTATGGTAATCTTCCTAACGGTAACTTTAGCCCAGTTATTTACAGCAAACAGGTACAACTTGCTTTCCGCAAGTCTGCCGTTGCTGAAGCAATTTCAAACTCCGATTACTTCGGTGAGATTGCTAACATGGGTGATTCCGTTAAGATTATCAAAGAACCCGAAATCTCAGTTCAGGCTTATGCACGTGGCACACAAATCACTGCACAAGACCTAGACGATGAAGACTTCAGCCTTACAATTGACAAAGCTAACTACTTTGCATTTAAGGTTGATGACATTGAAGAAGCACATTCACATGTGAACTTCCAATCACTAGCATCTGACCGTGCGGCATACCGTTTGGCTGACCAGTTTGACCAAGACGTTCTTGGCTACTTGTCAGGTTTCACTCAGTCTGCTTTACATGCAAATGCTGATACCGCTAACACAACTGTTAATGGTTCAAAAGCTGTAGCAACTGCTGGTTCTGATGAACTACTTGCAAGTATGAAGCTAGACGCTACAGACTTTGCAGGAACAGGCGTAGCTGGGCAGAGTATCTCTATCCTACCTCGTACTGGTGCTGGTGCTGTACCTACAGGTAATGGTGAAGCAAACCCATTACAAGTTGTTGCACGTATGTCACGTTTGTTAGACCAACAGAATGTTGACACACAAGGACGTTGGATGGTTGTTGACCCAGTATTTATTGAAGTTCTAAAAGATGAAGATTCACGTCTTCTAAATTCAGACTTCGGTGGTTCTGGACTACAGAATGGCTTAGTCATAAACAATCTACACGGCTTCCGCATTTATCAATCTAACAACCTTCCATCAATCGGAACAGGTTCATCTACTACTGGTGGTATGAACGCTTCTAACTACGGTGTGATTGTTGCTGGACATGATTCTGCTGTTGCTACTGCAGAGCAAATCAATAAGACCGAGACTTACCGTGACCCTGACAGCTTTGCTGACATTGTTCGTGGTATGCACTTGTATGGTCGCAAGATACTTCGTCCTGAAGGTCTTGTAAACGCAATCTACAACTTGGCATAGGGGAGACTTAACAATGGCTTTAACTAAAGCACTTCGCAATAGCGCAATCGTTATTGAAAAATATGTTGACCTTCCTGCTTCTGCTGACACAACTGTTGGTGTATCTGTACCTGCTGGTACTTTGATTATTGCCGCAGGATTTGAACCATCAGAAGCTGTTCCAGATGTAACTACATACACAATGGACATTACAGACGGTACTACTGTTTTTGCAAATGACCTAAACTTTGACAATACCGCTGCTGGTACAATCAAAGTAGGAACAACTGCAGGTTTAGTATCCGCTGCCGATACCATTGATGTTGTAACTACAATTACTGGTTCACCGGGTATCATATCTGGTCGTGTCTTTGTAGTTGCTGTTGACGTGAATGAATCACGTTTACAAGCGGCTGAAGTAGACCGTGACACACTTGCTTAATTAACATAAGGGGGCAGGGTGACTTGCCCCTTTTACTTTTTACTTTTGGAGAATAAAAAATGACAACAAATGCAAAGTCAAATCATGCAGAAGACTTGGTTCTTAATGCATTGCTCCGTAACACCACAGGTAGTTTACCTTCTGCTGTGTATTTAGGTTTGCATACAGCTATTCCTTTAGAGGATAATACGACTATGCAAGGAGCAGGTGCAGATAATGAAGTAGATTTATCAACACTAGGTGCTACAGGTTCTACTACAAGACCTACAGTAGCTTTTGATGCCCCTACAGCAGTTACAGATGGTCCTGCAGGTGGACGTTCTTGCTTTAATAATGCTGCTGTAGAATTAACTGCAGATACAGGTGGTGCAGGTTTTGGCACAGTAACGCACTTTGCTTTGTACGATAACGCTACAGTAGGAAGTGGTAATTTAATTTACTACGGTGAATTAGATGTATCTAAAACTATTGCGGCAGGTGATACTATTAGATTTGCTGCTAATTCAATTGAAGTAACTGAACTGTAAAACTTATGGCATTAGTTGTTGCTGACCGAATAAAAGAAACCACTACCACTACAGGCACTGGCACATATACACTTGCTGGTGCTGTTCTTGGTTTTGAGGCTTTTTCATCTATAGGTGATGGTAATACTACCTACTATTGTTGTACTGATGGTACAGACTTTGAAGTAGGTATAGGTACATACACATCTTCAGGAACAACATTAGCTAGAACAACTGTATTACAGTCTAGTAATAGTGACAGTGCTGTAAACTGGACAGCAGGTGAGCGAACAATATTTGTTACACAACCTGCAGAGAAAGCAGTATATCTGGACGCTAGTGGATACATTTCAGCATTTGATGGTCGCAACTTAACAAATGTAGATGCTGAAACATTAGATAGTATAAACAGTACTTCATTCTTGCGTAATGATAATGGTGACATTGCTGTTGGTAGTAATAAGATTACAGGTCTTGCTACACCTACTGCTAATACAGATGCCGCTACAAAAGCCTACGTAGATAGTCTTGTTTCAACAGCTATACACATACATGACCCTGTTAGAGTTGAACGTCCAGATGGCGATGGTAATCTTGCTGGTACGTATAACAACGGTACAGCAGGTGTTGGTGCTACACTTACAAACAATAGTACACAAGTTGCTCTATCAATAGATGGTGTTACACTGTCTACTAATGATAGAGTTTTATTGTATAATCAGACAGATGCTACAGAGAATGGTGTTTACACTGTAACTAACACAGGTTCTGCCTCTACTAATTGGGTACTTACTCGTGCCACAGATGCGGACAGTTCTGGGATAGGAACATCAGATGCATTAGATGAAGGTTCATATTTTTATGTAGATGAAGGTAACACAGGTGCAGGTGAATCTTATGTGTGTAATGTATCTGGTACAATTACATTTGGTACAACAGAAATAACATTTGCAAAGTTTGGTGAATCTGTATCATACACAGGCGGTACAGGTATTGATATTAATGTTCGTGATATTGTACTTGATTTATCCGAACTAACAACATCTACTAGTGATGGTGATGGTGATTTCTTTGCTGTAGTTGATTCAGCAAACGCACAAAAAAAATTAACTAAAGCTAATATTAATTTATCTGGGTTTAATAATGATAGTGGATTTCTAACAGAAGTATCTAATTTAACTTTATCAAATTTTGCTGGTTCTACAATACAACTTTCCTCTGAATCTTTTAGCGATGTTGATACTGCATTAATGACAGCAGCAGCTATAGATGACAGAATACTTTCATTTGGTTACACTACTAACGTAGGTGACATTACAGGTGTAACAGCAGGAACAGGTTTAAGTGGTGGTGGTTCTTCAGGAACAGTATCGTTAAGTTTAGATGGAACAGGAACAATAGGTGCTGGTACATACGGTTCAACTAGCGACTTAACTAAAATAGATACAATTACTGTAGATGCTTTTGGACGTGTTACCGCTGTAGCGACAGGTAATACAGGTGACGGTGGTAATGCCGCCACTCTTGACAGCCTAGATAGCACTCAGTTTCTGCGTAGTGATGCGGCAGATACAAAGACCAGTGGGGATTTAACATTTAGTGATAATGTTAAGGCAGTGTTTGGCACTGGTAGTGATTTAGAAATTTATCACGATGGCACTCGTTCATATATACAAGATGCTGGAGATGGTGACTTAAGAATAATAGGTGGTGGGCAAGTACAGATAAGAAATGTAAATGATACAGAATCTATGGCAAATTTCTTTTCTAACGGAAAAGTACAATTAAATCATGATGGTTCTACTAAGCTAGAAACCACCAGCACTGGCGCGACAATAACAGGTTATCCATTAATCACAGCAGGAGCTTTAGGAACAACTGCTGGAGATACATTAGAACTCCTTGATATACAAGCAACTCAGTCAAATACTTCTAAACTAAGAATTTTTACAGAAAGAGACGCTAGTGGTTCTGATTGGACTACAGCATATACTAGAATCCAGCAACTTATTGATGTAACTGAAATGAGTTACATACAATTTAATGGAGATGGTAACACTTATGGTATGGAGTTTGGTACTATCGGTGATGAATTATACCAGAAGAATGTAAGAAATGCTCAAGTAGAATTATATTTTAATGGTGTTAAAAAGTTTGAGACTACTAACACTGGTGTATCAATCACTGGAACTGCTACTGCCACCACCTTTAGTGGTTCTGGTGCTAGTTTAACTAATGTTGATGCAGAGACTCTTGATGGTGTAGACAGCACATCCTTCCTACGCAGTGATGCGGCAGATACTAAGACATCTGGCAATTTAGTATTCAATGATAATGTTTACGCCCAATTTGGTACTTCTGGCGATTTAAACATATTCCACAATGGAAGCAACTCGTTTATCAGAGATGTTGGCACTGGCGATTTATTTTTAGACAGTAATGGCACTGGCATAACTTTAAGAAAAGATGCCAGTGAAAACATGGCTAAATTTATTACAGATGGCGCAGTAGAACTATACTACGATAACAGCAAGAAGCTAGAAACAACAACCTCTGGCGCGACAGTCACAGGTGATTTAACGGTCAACGACACAGCTACTTCAACTTGGACAAAACCTGCTCAATTTCTGGTAGGTAACTTAGGGTCTAATCAGAACGCTCAATTCACATTTGGTAAAGATTTATCTGCCAACGACCTTGTTGAGTTTAGCTTTCATCATGTTAGCTCTGGAAGCTCATCGAACTACCAAACGATGGGTTTCTTTGGTGGCTCAAACAGACTAGCACTAAGAACAGACGGTTCTGTATCTATCAATACACCTACAAGTAGTCCAGTTTTCGATGGGGCTTTACGTGTTGCTGGTGACACAAACATCGCAGGTGACATCAGCCTTACCTCAACAGATGATGGTGCTACAGAAAACCCCACGCTAGACCTTTACCGCAATAGTGCTAGTCCAGCTAACGGTGATGTGATGGGGCATATACAATTTAGCGGCAATAATGATTCTGGTTCTAAAGTAGTTTATGCAGAAATAGAGTCTTTAATCTTGAATAATGATGCAGGTAGTGAAAATGCAAGATTAAGGATAAAAATAAAAGATGATGGTTCTGATAACACGGTCATGGAATTTGGTTATGATAGAGTACAATTTTCAGAATCAATTTTTATAAATAATGGCAGACAGTTAGTCTTTGAAGGTGCAACGGTTGATGATTTTGAAACGACATTAACTGCCACTGAACCTACTCAAGATAACACCATCACACTACCCGATGCCTCTGGCACTGTTTTATTAAAAGACGCTAACGATGATGTAATAATTGAAGGTACTGATGCTGGTTCTGGTGCAGACCCTACACTTGTACTTTATAGAAACAGTGCTAGTCCTGCCACTTTTGATAGTTTAGGAAAGATAGAATTTAAAGGCAATAATTCTGATGGAACAGAAACAACTTACTTTTATGCACAGGCACAAGCATCAGATGAAACAGCAGGAACTGAAGATGGTGTTTTAAGATTTTATCATATTATTGGCGGTAATCCAGATAGACTAGTAGCTGAAATGGGCTATAGTGCGTTTAATGCTTATGGTCAACTAAAGATAAATGCTTCAGCTACTTACGCTGACCCAGCTTTAGTTTTTGAGGGTTCTACAACAAATAGCTTTGAAACATTTGTAAAGGCTACTGACCCTACAGCAGACCGCACTATTACATTACCAGATGCGACAGGGACTGTTTTATTAAAAGATGCTAACGATGATGTAACAATTGAAAGCACAGACGATAGTGATACAGAAAATCCAAATTTAATTTTATTTAGAAATAGCAGTAGCCCAGCAACAAATGACAATATTGGCACAGTTCAATTTCAAGCTAAAAATAGTGCTGATGAAACTTTTACTTTTGCTGAAATGCAATCTCAGATAGGCGATGTAACAGACGGCAGTGAAGATGGAAATTTGTTTTTACAAGTTAGAAACAGTGGGTCATTACTTACTTTTCTAGGTTTATCAGGGGTCGCAAGAAGAGTAAACATCGGAAGCGATATAGACCTTTTTTTGCAACAAGATTCAAATATTCGTTTTGAAGGTGCAACATCTAATGACTTTGAAACGACTCTCACTGTTGCTGACCCGACAGCAGACCGCACCATAACATTACCTGATGCTTCTGGCACAGTTGCATTATCAGAAAAAGCATATCGTTCTATCAACGCACAAACAGGCGAAACCTACACCACCGTTCTAGCCGATGCTGGTAAGCTAGTAACACTGAGCAATTCGTCTGCAATTATTCTAGCCGATGCTGGTAAGCTAGTAACACTGAGCAATTCGTCTGCAATTACGCTTACAATACCACCAAACAGCAGTGTGGCTTATTCAGTAGGCACAAAGTTAGATTTTATACAGATAGGTGCTGGTCAGGTCACAGTAGCTGGTGGCTCTGGTGTAACTGTTAATTCAACACCTACCCTCAAGCTTCGCGCACAACATAGTGGAGCAAGTTGCATCAAGATTGCTACAGATACGTGGCAATTAGTTGGTGACTTAGCGGAGTCTTAAAATGAATATACCTTTAGGAATAATGGCATCTGCACATAAATTTATTTCTGGTATAACTGGAGCAACTCATTTCACACTAGATACTACTGATGAAGGAGCCGCACAAACACTCACAGGTTTTTTTGTAAAAGCAACTAATGCTACTAGTTTAGAGCCAATTTACTTTTTTTCTAATGTAGGCACAACATTTAGAATACCAAGTTCAGCTTCTGCTGGTGACTTATGCGTTGTTGTTCAGTATTCTTATAATAATCAACTTACTACATTTCCAGATAAAGTTATTCCAACAGGTTTTACTGAAATAACAACAACAGAGTTTAATGCTGGTAATGAATTTCGTGTTGTGTTCATGTTTAAATCTATAGTTAGTGGTGATATAGATACTGAAGTAACAGGTATGAATGGTGAATCAGATACAAAGTTCGTTTTAATTTTAAGACCTGAAACTTCAGCAACATATTCTTTCGGTGGTGTAGAGAGTGGAGCTGGTAGTGGAAATATAAGTGCTCAAAATATTATTTTGCCTTCAGATTCAAATGCAAGTGATACAGAGCCTTTGGTAATTGTTGGTGTTAAAACAACCAGAGATGATGCAGAC